TATCATATGGATTAATTTGCTTATTATTATAAGAAGGAATGCAATTAGTAGTTACTAATACATCTCCAGTTTGAGGTTTTACGTAAGTATTAAGAGTATTTGCAATAAAATTCTCAATATATGGGTATTTTGATGAATTTCCTCTTAGTATTATATTTTCAAATGTCCATTGTCTCCTTAAATTGATAATATCTGATAATATTACTTCAAAAGAGCGATCAGAAGTAATCTGACTAACAGTACCAGTGACAACTACTGGTATACTATCATCACTTTTTAGTTCAATTTTGTGTCCTGGTCTTAAATATTGCTCATCCCAAGTAATAAATGTATATTTTCTCTGTTCTTCATCAATAATTCTTATTTCTTTAACTTCCCAATGAGTTTTTACATTATAAATGAAGTTCGCAGCCTTTTCTATCCTAGATTGAACACCTATAGACTGTAATTGTATAATATCTCCAGGTTCATATGAGTAATTTTCCTCTTTAAACTCAATATCTTGAAGAGAAGCACCAATTCTTACCTGAATTTGCTCAGTTGTGTTGACTCCAACATAAGCGAATGAATAATCATCCACTCTAATATCTGTTCCAGCCTTAAATGTATTATTAAAACCAGTAACATGATAAAATTGGTTTACTGATTTACCTGTATATGCAAGAGATACTGGATTATCATCAGGATCTTTTATAATTATTTTACCACTTTCTGGAAAACCAAGTGTTGAATCAACATCAAGAATTGAACTACCAATACTAACTTCATTAACAAGCTTAGTTTTAGGGTTAGTTACAAATTCATTAAAGATTGTACCATTTACACTAATATCTCTAGAGTATCCAGAATCAATACTAATCTGATGATATTGCCCTTTATCGTATAAAATAGGTACAACTTGAGTAACAGTACCCCTTGCACCTGTAGATTTTTGATTAATTGTTAAATTTTCTAACTTTTTAGGATCTCCACTGATAGTTTCAACTATAAAATCCTTCGTTATCTTATAATCTCCATTAGAAGGACGGAATAAAAACCTATCTGGGTGAATAACTTCTACTTTCGCAGCATAAAGTGCCTTAAAAAGAATTTCGAAGGCATTATCTGTACCTTTCGAAGTGTAAAAACTCTCCGAATTGATTAAAAAGTTCCTTTGGTTGATTTCCTCAGAGAATTTTCTGTCAGTAAAGCCTGGAGCAAACTGAGTTTTGATTTTTTTGAAGAATTCTTGAAGAAAAATGACATTTAGGTTCTCAATTCTTGCTCCAGAAGTGTGAGCAACACCAACTGAAGAGGAAAATACTAGTTTGTCTGGTGTATTTGGACTAATATATGAACTAATGCCACTGAAACCCCTCACGCACCCCTCAAAAGTGCTATCTGTCTTGTATTCGTATGTTATTATTTCATCGCCAATCTTAATAAGACCATTATTGTCAGGAAAACCAACAGTAAAGTTACCAGCATCAGACGTAGGGATGCTATCGTCTGCCATATCAATAGCAGCACCCAAAACAGTGTGGTCTTTTACATCATAAAGTTCATCTATCTTTACATATCTGTCCAAATTCTGGACTAAATCTAATGTTCCACCAGGAATTTCTTGTGAGACATAATATGACTTTAAAAAATCAGGTAAAAGAGGAAAATCTTCTCGTATAAAACGAGGAAGTTGATTCTCAACTATATCTTGGAATTTTACTCTAGTCTCTATTGTCATTTTTTATTAGTATCCAGAACCACCACCTGTAGAAGGAGTGGAAGGTGTGCTAGTTGTAGTTGTTGTACCATTACCATTGGATGATGAAGAAGATGTCAAATGAGGAATACCCCTAACTAAAGATCCATTAGAATAACTAGAAGTTACTTTGTAACTAGTACCAGAAACATTAGTACCAGAACTAATTTCATCAGGAACCATAGTTACTGTTGTATTACCACTATCTAGTTGCAAATAAAGATCCTGTAATCCAATAACATCATTAGAATAAGGAGACATGGATATTTCTATAACAGGAACTTCAGCACCTGTAACCCCTCTAGTTACCTTTGTAGAGATAACATTCAAAGGATTTAACATAATTTCACCTTTAACATAATCTATAACCCCTATTGCTCTCTTTACAACAACTGGTTGAGTTGGTGAATTCAATTTAAATAAGAAAACTGTACCAGTTTTGAGATCTTTACCAGGAAGATCTCCCATATAAACACAATCACTAATACCACTTACATAAAATCCTGAAGATTTGATATTATATCCATCTTCGCTCTTAATATGAATCCTATTTCCATAACAAATTTCATATTCGGCATAAGTATTTAACGCAGGTTCTAGATCCCTCCTCATATGAATATGAGTTATATTAGAAGTAATAGAAGATTGACTATTATCAATCATCCCAATATACTTACTATACTTAAATCTAGCTCCAAATTTGTTTAATTGAGAAGAATTTGCATATAATATGATATTATCTACTATACTATTCTTTACAAACTCTGGAGAAGATGCTTTACTTGTATCATAGTATACAGTACTCTCTGATTCCAAGAACAAATACTTCAAATCTAAGATTTTAGTTATAATTCCAGCACAAGAAAACTTTCTAAGTTGATTTTTAATATTCTCTTTAACAGCACTAGAAAGGTAAACACCATTAAATGGTTTAACACTAATAAAAACTTCACCATATCTAGGGGGTGTTAATTCTTCACCACCATATGCAGAGACAGATTCTGCTTCAGCATATATTCTAGGTACTAATGCTTCAAAATCTGATGCTGTAACTGCTCTATTCTGAGAAGCATAGATTTGAGGAGCATATTTTTTAACAGATTCTATACTTTCAATTACACTTCCACCTGCAGATGGTTGATTTGTATAGATTAAGGAAACGCCACCAGTGACAGATGACCCATCATTAGCTACTAATCTACCAGAATAGGTAAATTGAGACATTCCATTTGCATCTGGACCACTTGAAGTAATATAACTAGCTTCCACATAATTTGGTTCTTCTAATTTCCTACCAAATACACCATCTCCAAAAATAACTTCATATCTTTCACCTTCTATTTCTTGAAGGAAGAATATAAGAGAATCTTTATTGACATTAAACAGACTATCAAACTTTTCATACTTATCTTTTACTGATGACGTCTCATTATCTTTTACAACTACACGAATTAAATCCGTATCAATTCCTGGATTAGGAAGAATATACTTTTGATCTGGATTTCTTGAACTTACTGTAAATGTTTGATTAACATATGTCCCTTCATATACATCTATATCATCAAATGATGCATAACCAGTTGAATCTACTGCAACTGTAATATCTTCTGGAATTGCAAATGTATAACTGTTTCCACCAAATGAGTTAGCAGTTGTTAAAACAATACCTGCTTTTAATGTAAGAGTAACTGCAGTTGTATTAGAAGCATCTACAGTGAATGAGACGTTTGCCTTTGCTGCTTTCCTTGGTCTGGGAATATACCCTATATTCCTTGCCAGAGACACCACATTCTCCCTGAGAGTTGCCGAATCTATGAATACCTCATTAGTTACCATATTGGTATTATATGCGGTAATATAGGTGTTATAAGCAAGAGTGTCTATTATTGCCGATAGATTTGATCCCTCAAAGTCATAATCAGTAAAATTTGAGTTAGTTCTCAAATAGTCTGTAATAGACGTTTTGATTTGATCAAAGTCGACGTTGCTAAAATTAACTAAAGGCATTTACCTAGTGGGTTGTAATGCAAATGTGAGTTCTTGTTCTGGCACATCAATACCAACAATGTAATATTGCACTGTTACATTAAATTCATTATTATCAAAGTTAGGATCAACTATTATTTCATTTATCTCTACACGTGGTTCATAATTCTCAATTGTATTTCTAATTTCAGTACGTATAGCAGCAGCAGTCAATTTATCTATATTTTCAAATAATAGATTATTGACGTTAGATCCTAATATAGGTGAAAAGGGTCTTTCTCCCTGAATAGTCAGAACTAGATTACGAACAGAACGTGCTATAGCATTCTCGTTTTTTAAAACGAGTAAGTCACTACTCATAGGGTTAGATTGAAAACTAGCACTTAAGTCTAGAAAACCTTTGCTACGTCTTTGGACAGGCACGTATCTTTGTTACTATAATCTAGGTTTATTTATTACAGTTTCTAAAAAAATTAATCTTGTAGAGAAATTGGGTTCCCAAATTCATCAAAGAGCTCCTCTTCCTCTACCTTTTCATATAGATCATTTGTAGTTTTAGTACCATTTTTAGGTACATACCTATCACTTAAGGTTTCACGCAATAGTGTATCAGACATGTCTATATGAGTAATTATGAATCTTCAATACTATCTATAAAAATTAATCATCATATACTCTACACTCCATAGCATCTGGATGTACGTCACAGAACTCTTCAAATGCAGTTCCTGGATGATGTCTGTTATGCCAGTCGTTGATCTTGCCCTCATTAGGATCTATCACTTCTCCATCATGTGAATGCTCAAAGGCATCATTATGAAGCTCTAGATCTGATTTGGTATATTCAATCATCCCGTGATTGATATGCTCCTTACCATCTTTTTCAATGAATGCGTTAGTCATGGTTGACCCCCACTAGGTATAAAACGGTTTTAACTATTTAAGTAATTTCTTTCTTATCTC